AGAGATTCTCAAAGGCGGAATCACCACCTTGCGTTTGAGTATTAACCGATTCTCCTGGTAATGTCATCTTTCTCCTGGTTTAATTTTAGCACCAAAACCTGCTGGAAGAAACGCTGAAATAAGTGTGGTAGGTGATGGTAATGCATCCATCGCTGATGAAACCGAATCTTTAAGAAATAAGTGACCACCTTTCTTTGAAATCTTTTTTGATCTCATAACAACCACTTCTGAATCAGCATTTATCACTACTTTTCTACCAAAAATCTGAGTTTCAGAAGTTGTCCTATTTGCATTTCCAACTATGACTCTCCTACCCTGTAATAAAATTTGATTTGAGGCATCGAGAACAATATTTCTACCTTTTATTCTAATCCATCCATTCTCAGTTGTCATACACATATCTCCATTATGTGCCATTGCCATATAACTTACTTGACCTTTTTTATTTTTTGCTCCAGTTTGTATTTCAAGTGTATGACTTGCTTCCATACTCGACAATCCACTACCATGTAATGCCTGTTGCCATTTAGCACCTTTATCAGTCAATGAAACTATTTGATATGCTATTGGACCACCCACACCCACAGGACCATTAGTTTCTATAACAAGATTAGGACCAAAAGAGTCTAAAACTCTAGATTCATTTGCCATTAGTATCCTCCTCCATATCCACCGCCACCACTACTTGGTGGTGTACTTGGTGGTGGTGTTGTGTCACCTGATTCATCTACTGGATCAACATAAGTTTCAGTAGGAGTTGTTTGTGTTGACTCACTTTCATTTATTAATTCTCTAATGGATCTAGTTTTAATTCTTGTTGAACCCACATTAGATGATGGTGCACCACCTGATCTCAAACTTTCTTGTGGTGTTCCATATATTGTTGAGTCAAAACCTGAATGTTCTAATCCTGTCATTTTAGTTCCATTTGGCATAACATGGAAAGGACCATTATATTCCTTTCCGTTTACATATCCAACTATATTTCCTCTTGGTGTAATACAATCAATGACAGTAACAACTTCTTGCCTTCTCCTTCTTCTTGACATTACAGGTGTTAATATAGCACCACTTCCCGTTGGACTCTGAACTACAGCAGGTGGTAATGTACGATATGGTTTATCATTCGTACATACCTTCGTTATTGTACCATTTTCGTCAAGTCCACAAATTTCAAAATCACCAACCTTATCGTCCATCTTATAACCAGAACCACCATCTTCAACAACAATTCTCTCTACATATGCTTCTTTTTCACCATCAGATGGGTAATTTTCACCCACTGACAACATAACAATACCTGTCAACTGTCCAAATGTAGGTGAATTTGGATCTTTATCTATTTCAGCACGACCATAAGCACCATATCCTTGTTCGCAATTATCAGCAAATCGAACTAATGGTTCTTCAGTATATCCTTCACCAGGATATGTAAGATCCACACCAATTATACCTGCTGTTTCCTTTATCAAACTTTCACCACCAGGTAAATCTCCAACTGTTGAAAAATTTGATGAAACATATTCTTTTTTATCTTTATTCCATACTTTAATATCTACCTCTGTTTCATTGATAGCAGTATCAACTTCTTGTAGGAAATTACCAAGAATAACCTCTCCTACTGCACCTTCTCCATTACCACCAAAAATTTCAACCTTTGGAATACCACATTTAAATGGATTTCCTCCATTACACTCAGCTTCCTCACGAGTTATGTCTTTGGTTACGTCAACTTTATTTTTAATTATTGAACCCTCTGGTAATGCTTTAGTTTTTTCTAATTCAGCAACCAAGTCATTATATTTTGCATCAGTTGAAAGTTCATTTATTTCCTTTTGTATTGCGTCTTTTCTTTCCCTTAAAGTAACAAGTTCTGCCTCTATTTTAGATATTTCTGCTCTAATTACATCTGCTTCTGGTAAATTTGTAAATACTAATGGTTTATTTGGATTATTTGTATCATTACGTTTATCAACATTTTCTCGTGATTTTAAATTTTCCTTATAATTCTCTAATGTTGATTCTTTAAAGTCTATTGTACCATTTACTTCATTTAATCTTTTATTAAGTTGATTTAAGACCGATGTTATATCATCACCATCCTCTCTCTTATACTTTTTAATTTCTTTTTCAAGTCTTTTTATTTCTTGCTCTCTTGTTACTTCTTTACTTCCACCAAATATTCCCCAAGTTCCTACATCTGATGTTAATCCATCTAGATTTTCACCAAATTTATCTACCCTTTCAGTAACAGTATTAATTTTATCTGTCATATTATTGATGCCTCTTGTTATTATATTCTGTTTTTTGGCATCATTATTTTTTGGTTTTGAACCACCATTTAATGTGTATGTATCCTGAACATGACACTCACGACCACTATCCTTACAGTTTAGCAAACCTTGAATTTTGCCAATAATATTTAAACCCTTACCAAGAAAACCTGCAACAGAACCAAAAGCATTTCCAACAATACTGAATAAACTCTCAATTGGTTTTATTAAAGGTCCAATAATTCCATCCATCATACTACTAATTTTACCAGTAAGTGCTCCAATAAAATCAGTAACAGCACACTCAATAGGATTAGTAAAACCTTTTTTAACCATATTGGTGAGCATATTTGCAATTGTGTTCTTCAATGCACCTTTAATCGCAGATCCAATACATCCAAAAGCCTTAAAAAGTCCAGTAATAGGCATGAGTGCTGCATTGGCAAATGCCTGTGATTGTTTCAAGGCAAGATTAAATATTGGAAATTTATTAAAAATAAAGTTTTTTGCCGCTGTCAAACCAGTACTAACAAAATCAACTAATTTCTCCTCTAATAGATTACTCATGCTGGTCGTAAGACCTTCCATCGCCTCAGAAATTTCACCCACAGCAGTATTAAGTTCTGCCACCATATCAAAGGCACCACCTAATGCTCCTGATGCTTTATTAAAAAACTTATTCAGGGAGTTGGTTATTGAGGTTGTTGTGTCGCTAGCAGTGCATTCAAGAGAAACTGCTAAAACTGTGTCTGTCATAATTTTATTTAGGAGAGAGTTTCAGGAATACCTCGTGGAAATAGTAAATCTAATGCACCTTCAAAATCACCAGACCAAACAAGACGTTGAGCATCTTTAGCAACAGTCGGATCTACAATATTTTGTGTAACACCTTGGTCTATTGCCTGACTCACATAGTTTTTATACTCCTTAATATATGTTACTGCAGGTTTTGGTGATTCAAATACGTACGTGCCATTTTTCTCTTTCACTCTATAATACGGTATACCCTCAACCATATGAACTTCCTGTAAATTATATTTAAGAGATCCTCCATACTGATCATACCCTTTCTTTTTATATCTTTCTTCTCTTTTAGTTAATTCCCTTTGTGATTCTATTTTTTTCCAATACTCTGCAACACCACCTCGATATTGATGAGCACTCTGACCAAAATATAAACCAGTAGTTGGGTCAATATCTCGTTCATATTTAGGAGTAATTCCATCAACAACTGCAACTACATCATCATGTGATGTATTTGTAAGTAATTTTTTAAGTTGAGAACTAGCGATTGGATTTGGTTTAGGACGAAAAAGACCACGAAAAAAACCATTCTGATTATTTGTTTCTGATTGTTCACCATCAACTTCTACTTGAGTCTCATTCACTCTAACAGCAGTGACTATACCCACTACCCCATCTTCAAATGTATAGGTATCTCCCACATTTGGTGGTTCCCAGACCTTATCTCCATCAGTCGTTGGAGGTGTTATTACTTCAAGCACATTATCTATAACCTTTGGTTCATCCTTATTAAATCCTAATTGTTCGACTGCTGGTGCTGGATTCTTAGCAAGTGCTTTATTGTAATTTTTAGGACCGACAGGATTAGTGCCTGGTGTTTGAGGTCCTGTCTGTTCATTAAACTCACCATCTAGAATTTTAGTTTTTTGTAGTTCTCCAGTAAATCCTGAAACATTTGAAAAATTACCTGAACCAGATTCTTGACCTGCTGTTCTTGGAAACACTCCAAGTATCATAGTTGGTGCACCTGCACCTCCACCACGAATACCATAAACAAAATCACCTTGACTAATTCTGACTGATCTCATCTTGTATGCACCACCAGAACCAGCAGTTGTAGGAAGTAAAACATAAGCATAACCAAGTTGTTCATCAGTAATCTGGTCAGTATTTGTATTATCACCCATTATTCTGACTTTATATCTCCAACCCCAACCACCTTCTATCTGCTCTTTCTGAGAATCATAAGACACAACAGTACCCACCCACGATTCAAGTGGAGTCTTTCCATAGATTGACTTACTATTGGGTTTAGAAAATGGGGTGTCTCTAGGTGAACTCATTTGCTGCTAGTGTATAATCCGTATGTATCACGGGCTAAAGATAAAGATGTGTAAGAATGATTAGTATCAAAATGATGTCTCAATCCCACGATAAGATAAAATCCACTTCGATGTTCATTATTTGTTTTATTGACTTTATTTCCTCCAGTTATGTTTTCAATGATTAGTTTTATAACATTACCTGCCATTAAATTAACATTACATGGAATCTGTATATCAACTATTTGTGAATGTAACATTGCATATCTCATATTTGCTTGAGGTTCATATTCAGCTGGATTGTTTGTTATTGTTGTACCAACTCCTTCATCAAGACTACCTGGTGTCAAAACATAACTATAAGTTCTACAGTAATTTTCCAAATGTTTTTCATTTTGACCAACCTTAATAGATGGTTTACCTCCAAGATAAGTAGAGTTCTTATCTAATAAATTAACTATTCTATCAGTAAATACACCAGTTAACAAATTCTTAGTTTGAATTCTAACATTATACACTCCTGCCTTTAAAGCATTCAGTAGATTTTGATCTCTTTTCACCACAGGCATTTTGAGAACTTTATAATCCATTACTGATTTACTTGGATCAAATTGTGTATTATTTTTATAAATATAAGTTCGATCTTCTTCAATATTTTTATTTTCATTAATCTCTTTTTTACCCTGCTCAATAAGACCTTCAATAGACCTAAAATTAAAACCTTCCTGTGTTTCATAGAAAAAATATCCTGGTGCACCACTCACTGGTCTACACTTTTTACATAAACTGAATATTAAATCAATTGGAGTCTCATTTCTACCCTCTACTTTATCTCTTGTTTGTGTTTTTTCAATGTTTTTATCTAAGTATGGCAATCCATTCTCTTGTAGTATTTTCTTAACTGCCTCATCTATTGTTCCAATTCCATAAAAACCAAGTCGTGGTTTGCTTGCACTATCTATCGAATATTTTGACACCATATTTAAATTAAGAACTTGTCTTTGCGCCTGATCTAGTGTAAATGGAGATCCAGTTATACTTAAAGGTTCTTTCGTAGTAAGAGTTCCACTTGTATTTACTATTTCAAAAGTCAAAAATTCCGTACCATCACCAACTATTGGTAAAGAATCTTTGATAGTTCCTAATTCATCTTTTTTATCAATTGCTGTTTCTCCTGTATCTACGATAGTTGTCTGTCCAGTTATCATCGGTGAGTAAATGTTTTCAAAATAATTAAACTCAACTGTTTTACCCTCAATCTGCACTGTTTTTACATTGCGATCAACAGTCTTAAAACTATAAGAATCAATCTCGTTTATATCTGATTCGATAGCTGAAGATACAAGTCCCTCTGTCACATCTGACTTGTCAATGCGAAGCACTTGATAATTTGATGGTCCTGCTGCTGACATTAATTTTTACTCTTTAACAATTGTTTTTTCATTTACTTTAATTATTATAGTATCACCATCTTCACTCTCACTAAGAGATAATGATCTTAAATTTATATCATCAATATTTAGGTTCTGATCACTAAGTCTTGCTAATAGATCCTTGTGAAAATTTATTTCTTTAGTTTCTTCTTTATTAAACATGGTGTTTGTTTTAACTAAAGCAACATCCTTCTTTCTAAATTCTTCTGCAGATTCAGAAGCGTTTTTTCTAACATTCGTATTACTTTTTGCAGAGTCTAAACTTGATGCAGATGGTTTTTTAAACCGAGGATCAACACCATCATCAACCTCTCTCTCATCATCATCATCTGCTCCAGAAGAGTTGGTTAAAATATTAGACAAATTAAAATTATCTAATTTAGAAGATTCACCCTTTAATTGACTCATTTCAGTTTCTGCCTTCTTTATATTACTATCAACATCATCAAAAGTACTATCAAATTTTTTCTCCATAGTTCCAAGACCACCAATAAAACCTTTTAAACCATCAGCTAATTTTACAAAAGTATTACCAACATTATCAGATTTTTCTCTCATCACTTTTGATTCATCATCAAGTTTTTTATTAACCTTAAATAAATTAGCAACTGTAACACCAAATAACGCAAGAGCAGTAAACCCTAAAACTTTTCCTATTAAAGGTAAAGCAAATAAAAATGCACCAATATTAATACCACCAAACAATGATCGTGAATTTGGTGCACTTTTTGAACTTACATTTTTAATTGTTTTACCAAAAGTAGAGGATGAAGATTTCATTTTTACATTTCTTTCTTTTCCTTCTAATATTCTTTTTCTTATACTTTTCCTCTTATTAGATATTTTTTTAAATTGTGAATTAAAATTAGTGAAAGAACCTCTTATCTTTTCTGCTAAAAAATTTAACTCTCTTGCTCTTTCTTCAACTGACATTATGCTAAATCTCCTAGACCAGCATTAGCATAAAATTCTCTGGGATGAGGATCATTTTCATTAAATGCAGAATAATCCACTATGTGAGCCAAAGTGGATGAGTCACCAGGTTCAACTTGATTAGTTACTGTTCGATTATCAATAACTTTATCGGGCATATTAATTTCTGTTATTGTTGGTTTCCTTCTTCTTCTTCTTTGTACTCTACCAATTTCTCTCTCAGCCTGTATTGGAGTTAATATTGTACCAGCCATGTGAGGTTTGAAATATTCTGTTGCTCCGTCAGGACCGTCATTAGTTTTATAATAGGTTCCAGCTGTAACATCTCCACCAATAGCTCTACTTTCAGTTTTCTTCTTTTCTAAAATAGAACCTTCAAATGCTCCAAACTCTCTTGCAATATCAATCGCAGCAATACCCCACCCCAAAACAGGAATTGCACTACCTAATGATAAGAAACCACCAACTATATCACCTTTACTAAATCTATAAATCGCAGCACCAATATCAATAAAATTACCAATCAAAGGCAAAGCACCTAATATTTTAGGACCACCTTTTTTTAAACCTTGTTGAGCTACTTTTTTTAATAAAAATCCTTTTGTTGTGCGATTACCAGCTTTATTAACTAACTTTTGCATCTTAGGTAAGAAGTTTCTAAATGTCTTACCAGTAAATAAGTCAACATAGGTCATTGGATTTAATAATGTAAATATGACCTTAAATAAACCCTTTTTAAATACTGAGATAGCCTCTGTAAAAATATACATAGATCCACCAAGAGCAATTAAACTTATAAGTGGTCTTTCTTTTAATTTTTCTAAAAAATTTAACATTGACCCTAAATTTTTCGGATCTGTCAACCATGTAAGAGCACCATTTACTCCTACACCCATTAAGAATAATCTCCCAAAATCGAATATTTTTTGAAATATACTTTTAAATGGTTTTGTTATTTGATCTGCTGTTGATCCAAGAAATTTACCAATTTTTTTTGTTTCTATTCTAGCTTCCTTACTATCTCGTTTATCATCTAATTTACTTCTTTTTTCTTTTGCAAGTAAATCTTTTTGTTCCTGTAACCTATCACTAAAATCCCTTTCTAATTGTGATGCAACATCTGTTATAATAGCATTTGTTTTTATTAATGACTCCTCTAGGATATTTACCTTTGGTGTTAATTTTTCACCTATCTGTATTCTCTGTGCTTTAAATATATTTTTTAATGTTGTTATCTTCTTCTCATTATTGGCGACTCTCGTTTGAAGACCACCTGAACCTATCTTAAAGGTGCTCCTATTAATCTTAGGTCCACCAGTCATGGCAGCCATTTTATTCTCAAAATTCTCAAAAACGGGAGAGGATTTATCCATTTTGTTGTGCTTTTAAGTTTTCTTCGTCAATGTACTGTTTTAATAGAGAAATATAAATCTCACGTTCCCACGGGATCAAGTTCTCAATCTCAGTTAATGAGTATTTATGATGCTGAATCAATGCAAAGTTAGTCTTATAGTATGACTCAAGATTCGTATGAGCCATACCTAATTGAAAAAAGCTGCTAATCCCTCCAACACAATGGTTGATTCAACATTAGTTTTTGGGTTCATGACTTTGATTTTATGTGTCAACTTTGGCATAGTATCAAAGAATGTCTCAATGGTTTTAAATTGTTTAGTATTCAACTGATCAATAAAGTCTTCTAACTCTTTTTGTGTAACATCTGAAGCATTCCAACTCTCTTCATCATTATAGATTATATCAATACATGATGTAATCACTTCCATAGTATTAGTAATTGTCTGGTTATTCGATTCAAAATTACTTTCAATAAATTGATTTAAAGATGGATACTTTAATTTAAGTGATAATGCATCATCAAGTTTAATTGTGTCTGTATGTGACTTATCTTTTTTAACCTTAATCGAATCTAGATCAATTGTAACTTCAACAGAAGTTTTTTCATCATCAGGACAAATAATATTAACATTAATAGTCTCACCAACAGACTTAGATCTAACGTTCAAGAAAAGATACTCAATATCAAAAGTTGCAAGATTTTCAATCTTAACACCTTTTGTTAAAATACAAGCACCTAGTATCTGGACAACTGCATCAGTAATTTGTTTCTGATCTTCAGTTTCTAGTGCCATAATGAGAATTTTTTCCTCACGCACTAAAAATGGTCTATACTTTATTTTCTTTCCGTTCGATGGTAAGGTCAATTCATACGTCGGAGTATTAATCTTAGGTAATGGCATAATGTTTCAATTCATTAAAATTATTTATATGGGTATTTTAACCTCTTACTATATAGCGGTCATAATTGAAAGATACTGTAACTTTTAATATATCAGCAGGTCCATAACTTACTGGAACCGATGACATTGCTTTTGGAAATGCATTGATAAATTGATATCTCATTGTTCTTTTATAATTTTTTTCAAATTTATTAACATATAAGGTATTGCACTTATAAGAATCAGGATATCTCATCCTGCGATAATATGACTTTGTTTGTTGTTGCATAAATGGATTTGAACCACTGGCAATATATTCCATCCATCCTTCAAATATTTTAAGTAAAGTATAGTCTTCATCAATATAAAAAGTAAAGTCAATATCAGTATAGATCCTTGTGTGAGCGTACTGTTGAGGAATTCCCATGAAGTTGTCTCTTACTTCTGCTGTTGCATAAGCAGTGGTTGGTAATGTTGCATCACTACAAAGAATACCAGCTCTTTCTGATAAAAATCTTCTATAATCAGATGCTCTTGAAAAAGATTGAAGATATGTTTCTACTTCAGGTGTTAATGATGATAATGTAACTAAAAAATGATTAGTTTGTGCCAAAGGTCCCATCAGACGATTGGCTATTCCCATATTATATGCTTTTACTAGTGTTTCTGCCACTCTAAATAAGTATGATTGTTATTTCTATTTATGTCATATAAAGGAAAATATTATCCTTCCTATCCCAGAAAGTATAAAGGTGATCCTACAAACATCATATACAGGTCACTTTGGGAAAGAAAATTCATGGTATATTGTGACAAGAATGAGAAAATACTTGAATGGGGAAGTGAAGAGATTGCACTACCTTATCGTTCTCCTGTTGATAATCGAGTTCATAGATACTTTCCTGACTTTTATATTAAGGTTCAAGAGAATACTGGTCGTATCAAGACATATCTAATAGAAGTAAAACCACTTAAACAAACAGTCAAACCAAAAAAACCTAAAAGACAGACCAAGAATTATTTAAGAGAAGTCTATGAATACGCTAAGAACCAAGCAAAATGGAAAGCAGCAGATGATTTCTGTAAAGATCGTTTGTGGGAGTTTAAGGTGATGACTGAAAAAGAATTAGGAATCAAATGAGTCGCATCGCACCACTAGTAGGAGATATTCTTGGAACAGAGGATGCTGATGATCTCATGATTGAAATTATGGATATCCTAAGTGATAGTCAAGAATCAATACCTGAAATAGGTAAGATATATGTATTTGTATATCAACCAAAAACACCTGGTCGATATGATCAGAATCCATTAGTGGCGGTCACTAATATATTTGAATGGGGTTTCAAAGGAGTAAACTTTCATTGGGGTCAATCTCGTTCATATACCTTCCAAGAGGTAGTAGGTCAACTCTATCAAGTTACAAATGAGGAGTTACAAGACCTAAATACAATACCATTTGCAAAATTTCGCATAAATAACTAAAAAGATATAATGGCAACAAATACCACTGTATTAGTGTATGATCTAAAGACTCAAAAAATTTATAGAGTTGAGTCTGCTAATGTGCTTAAGCATCATGTGATAGTGCAGGATACAAGTGGTATGACTACACCTACAGGTCAAGTCATATTAGAAAATATTAAAACAGAACAAAATGATAATGCTGACGAATCTAAGGATACCGAAATAAAAACTCGCAGAAAAGATGGTAAACCAGAGGGCGATAATCAATGGTGGGATGTTTTTGATAGGTTTGCGAATCCTGCTGATGAAACTTTAATTGCTGAAAATATTGCCAAAGAAGAAAAATTAGAAGCAGAAAGAAGAAAATCAAGTATTGAAAATCAAAGAAAAGATAGACTTAAAAAATATGGAAAAAGAAAGCAGGGTGGTATTTTAAGATATCCAGCTGAACTACTTACAGAACATACAGATTATTTACAGATTGATATTGAGAAATATGCAGAGATAGGAAAGGATTATATTTCTGACACTGGTGGAAGTAAAAGATACGTGTTAGGAAATAGAAAAACAAATCGTGCAGGACAAACTCGAAGATTAACTAATAGACCATTAATAAATGATGGGACAATACTATTACCAATACCATCAAATGTATCAGACAGTAATAATGTTGTATATGGCGATTCAAGAATGAATGGTCTTGCTGCTGCTGGTGTATCTGCAGTTGAAAAAGGTTTGCGTGATGTAGGTAGATTTCTTAGTGGTGCAGATCCTAACTTAATTGAGAATCTCGCTGGCACATCAGAAGAAGCAGCAACAAAAATTATAAAAGGTTTAGGTGGTGACACAATATCTGCTCTTGATACTGCATCAGATGTAATGACAAAAAAATTGACTGCAGAAGCAGTAAATATATTTGATGCTAATGTAAGTGTAAATCAACTTCTAGCTAGAAGTAATGGAGAAATTCTAAATCCAAACATGGAACTTCTGTTTAGTGATGTAACTGTGAGAAATTTTAGATTCTCATTTAAGATGACACCTCGTAATCAGAAAGAAGCAGAACAAGTTAAGTTAATTATTCGTGCATTTAAGAGAAACATGGCACCACAAGCAATAGGAAGTAGTGGTGAGGGAAACTTTTTTCTTAGAACACCAAATGTTTTTAAATTAAGGTATCGTACTGGAAACAGGGATCATCCCTTTTTAAACAGATTTAAACAGTGTTTTTTAAGTGACATGCAGACAACTTATACTGGTGATGGAGTTTATTCAACTTATGATGATGGAACCCCAGTATCATTGCAGCTAGATTTATCATTCAAAGAAATACAACCAATTTATGATCTTGATTATGATGAGAAACCAGGTACGGAGGCAGTAGGATACTAAGATGGCAAGTAAAGGGCAACTATATTTTATTGAAATGCTAGAAAATGCCACGACTGAAAGGGAAATTCAGAGGGCAATAAACGGACTTAGATCTCTTCGTGGTACAAATAAGATAGCATTTGATATTAATCCACTTGATAGTAAAGAAGTAATATTATCAAAAATTAAAGGCACTTATCTAGAGAGTGAAGATAATGCTAATCTAATAACAGCCAATACATTAGTTGCTGTTGAAACTGAGGAAATATTAGATAATGGTAAACCAAAAGTAATAATTATAGACGAAGATGATTTAAAAGAAGGTCAAGTTGTAGTTGGATCAGCAGAAGCAAATCAAAGACTTTTAGAATCAGTTCAACCACCAAACTATCAAGATACTATTAAAGATATAAGAAAAAAAAGATTAGCAAGATATGGTAAAAAAAGACAAGGTGGTACTCTAAGATATCCAGCTGAATTACTCACAGAACATACAGATTATTTACAGATTGATATTGAAAGGTATGAAGCAATAGGTTCAAATTATATTAGAGATACAGGTGGCAGTTCAAATTATGTTATTGGAAATGCAAAACAGAATCGTGCGGGTGGAACACCATCAAAAAAATTAGCAAAAAAACCTTTAATCAATGCTGGTACAATATTATTACCAATACCATCTCAGTTACAAGATACTAATAATGTAGTGTATGGTGAATCAAGATTAAATGGAATTGCTGCGGCTGGTGTATCAGCTGTTGAAACAGGAATGGTAACACTAGGTCAAGCAATTGGAAAAGGAAATTTTGATGTTGATTTTACTTCAATGAGAGATCAAGTTGTAGACAAATTAAAAGCTGGTTTAGGTGGAGATAAAGTAACTGCATTAGCAACAGCATCAGATGTAATAACAAAAAAATTATCAGCAGAAGCAGTAAATATTTTTGGTGCTAATGTTACCACCAATCAACTTCTAGCAAGAGGCACTGGTGAAATATTGAATCCTAATATGGAACTTTTATTCAGTGATGTAACTGTAAGAAATTTCAGATTTTCTTTTAAAATGACTCCTCGTAATCAAAAAGAAGCGCAACAAGTTAAATTAATTATTCGTGCGTTCAAAAGAAATATGGCACCACAAGCACAAGCTGGTGTTTTAGGTTCTGGTAATTTCTTTTTAAGATCACCTAACGTTTTTAAGATAAGATATCGTACTGGAAATAACAATCATCCTTTTTTAAATAAATTTAAAAAATGTTTTTTAACTGACTTACAAACTACATATACAGGGGAGGGTGTATATACTACATATGACGATGGAACCCCAGTATCAATACAATTGGATCTATCATTTAAAGAAATACAACCAATTTATGATATTGATTATGATGAGAAACCAGGCACAGGAGCAGTAGGATACTAACATGGGATACTTCAGAGAACTACCAAATTTAAGATACCCTTCTTTTTTAAGGGAAAAAAAATCTTCACTTGATTATATTGAAGTGAAGAATCTTTTTCGTAGAATTAAATTAAGAGATGATTTGCAAAATAATTTTACTATATTCGATAAGTATGAAATAGAAGAGGGTATGAGACCAGATACTGTTGCAGAAGAATTGTATGGTAATCCAGAATTTGATTGGATTGTATTAACAGTTGCAGGTATTTTAAATGTAAGAAACGAATGGCCGTTAAATAATCGTGATTTATATAATTACTGTTTAGATAAGTATGGAGAATCACTTAATGCAAACCGATTCTTTGAAACAACTGAAGTTAAAAATAGTGATGGTAAATTAATTCTTCCGAAAAAGAAAATTGTAGATAGTAATTTTACAATACCAAATCCAAATCAACCAAATGCTACATTAAATCCTGTTGTAGGAATAAGTAATTACGAATATGAAACTCGTTTAAATGATGAAAAAAGAAATATCTTTGTTCTAAGAGAGGAATATGTACAGCAATTTCTAAGTGATATTAGGGAATTAATGGTTTATAATGAATCATCTGAGTTTATAGATGAAAGAACAGCACAAACAGAAAATACTAATATAACAATGCCATAAAAAAAGGAGGTCGTTTGACCTCCTGTATAATTATTCTTCTGCGAGTTTCGCAAAGTACGATAATGCATCGTCCTCTTCTTTGTCTACCGTTGAGGTAGTAGAGGGTGCGGATACAGCAGCAGTTACTAACTCTTCT